GGCAGACGCGACAGCACAAAAATGACCCCGAGACGTGGTCCGGCCGCACGGGCAGATCGGCCGTCTCATCGGGGATATGCCCGGTGCGGCCCATGATCACGCCCAGGTTGTCGATGATCCAGCCGACCCGCTCGAAGGTCGTCATCCATGTCCGGTGAGGACAGGTCAGACAGACCTCAAGCCGTGTCTTTGCGTAGCTGGGCAAGCCCGTCAGCATTGCAAACAGCGCCTTCACCTGCCCGGTGGCGATCTCGGCCCGTGCCTGGCCTCCTGTTTTTTTTCCGTTGCAGCAGCCCATTAGTTTGGTAATACCACCCAGTACGATTGCCAATTTGCGCCAACGCCGGGTTGGTTTTCGGGAAGCGCCCAATGGCCGCCGCCGGTTCTGTACCATACGCCGTTGTTCGACACCCACGTGTGAGCGTGCACGAAAACCGATCCGGGATTCGTGTACGCGGGATGATTCCACATCGGTTGACGCCCTCCCACCCATTGCGGAGGCGGCGGGCAGTCGGGGGCGTAATCCCAGTACAGCGACCAGTCCGGGTCGACGCCGGGCTCACTGTCGTTGTACAATTCCGGTCCCACGTAGATGTAGAAGACACCGTTATGAATTACGATGTCGCCAACCGCCCAGGTACGACCAGATACCCACGGCTCAAATTCGTAGGTTCGCCACGAACAGGTTCCGTCATATCCGTGCCTGAGCAGATAGTAGTTGCTGTAAACGCATGCCCCAACGACGTTGAGGCTGGGAATATCGGTGTAGCACGGCGGGATTATCTTCGCATAATTGTGGTACGTAAAGGCATTCCTGTATGCCATAGTACCGAGCCCGTTGTCACCGTAGGTCGCTGCCCCCACGCTGATCTGCACGTCCTCGACCGATCCATTCCACCATTCAGAGTGCCAGCCGGATGTGTAGTGTTGAAAAGTAATATCTACGGCAGAATCCGTGTACCGCCATTTGCACCTGTGCCGTGGGCGGCCCATCACGACGTATTCGGAATCGCAACTCGTCTCGTCGAACGCCAGCGCGTACACGTTGCCATTGAGGATGGGACCGGTGCCGCTGACTCCGCCGACGGAACATGCCATGATGCCATTGAACGTGACATAAACCACCGGGGCAGGCACGCCGTTCCACCCCTTGCAGCACTGACAGCGTCCGACGGCAGGGCCGCCATAGACGGTCGAACCGAGCTGCAATTCGTGAGACGTGGGATTGAGAATGAGCCCTCCACCCATCGGTCAGCACTCCCTGAGTTCTGTGAGGAAGAACTCCGTCCTGCTTACCCAGTAGGTGATTTCGTCAACTGTCATCTGCTGCACCCAGAGGTAATCCCCTTCCTGCACATTTGGCGTGAACCAGCCGAGGAAATTCCCTGTGCTGCCGTCGGAGGCCCAAACACGGCAATAGACATCTATTTCGGGCCCTGATAGATATGCATCCAGGTAGCACCTTATAATGTTGCCGCTCGTGGGAAGCGTCTTGACATAGGCAATGCGGTCGCCGCCTGCGGCTCCGCCGGTCCCTCCTCCGCCCCCGCCAAAACGTACAATGGCCCATTTTGTACCGGTGCCGGACTGTTTCCACAGGATCGTGCAGGGGCCGCTCTCGACGCTGGCCAGCTTCGTCATCAGACCGTTTGAAACGTCGGCGTATGCGTGGTCTGCATTTGAGACCTCGATCTGTACCTGGCAGATGCCGCCGGCCCATGCAGCGCCGATGGAGCCGTTGGCAATCGGCTCAGCGCAGATCACAAACCGCCCGCCGGCATGACTCAATGCTGACGGCGTTGTCCCGGAGAATACCACGCTGTCCTTGAAGGCATCCGGCGCAGCCACAGGGTCAAAGACAACTCCGCTGATACCCAGCACACCGAAATGAGGACAGTCAGAACCGCTGACGTTTTTGACCTGAACCAGCATAACAACCGGCGCATCGTTCCGGGGCCCCGATTGGCTGCCCAGCGACTGCATTTGTTGGGCCTTGGCCGCATCAACGAATGCGTTGTACGTCCTCGCGGCAATCCGCAGCCGGTCGCCGGGGTTGACTTTTTGCAGGTATCCGGCCATTACAGCTTCAGCGTACTGAAATCCCCATAATGATAGACCTGCTCGATGTGGACCGATGCAGGCACCTTGATTAGCATCTTGGCGGCCGCGTCCTCGACCGCTTCATACTGCACCCACATGTATTCCCAGCCTCTCTTGGCGATACCAGCAATTGCCCCAACGGTCAGACCAGCCAAGTTCGGACTGGCCGCAAAGCGGTACATGATCTCCCAGTTTTCATTGCCACGTTTTGCGCCAGAGGCCCCCATGAACAACACCTCTCCGACGGCATATCCCTTCCAGGCGGCGTTGTTCACTCGGCCCGTGAGCGTAAAGAGGGCGAGTCGATAGGCGGCATCGATATCCGAATTGGCATGGAACTTGACCTCGTTCCAATTGTAGACCGGAACAACGATGTCCACACCGGCTACGTCGTTCTTGCTGACGCCGATTGCCCCCTGGAAGTTGGCGGGCGTTCGTCCGGCGGGCGCATAGCGTGCAACGGTGGCGATACTGTTGGTGATGTGCTGGGAACCGCCCCCGGTGTCGAATTGATAAATCGTCTGGCCCGTTGATTGTGTATTCGTGCCGTAGCGCACTGTGCCGAGCCAGATGTCATTACTGACCGGCGCAACGCGATAGCTTTGTGCCGGGATACCGGAAATCGTTGATGGGAACGTTGCGTTAAGCTCGGCCAGCGCCGCATCGTGATCCGTGGTGCCCTTGATCACAAATTGCAGCGTTGCGGTGGGATTGAGTCCCAACTGAACGTCTCTGGAATCAAACAGTTCTTCGCAGCTCAATGGTGCCTACCTATCAGGTGAATGTTCCGCCGTCTTCGACCTCGCGCAGGATGTCGCGGGTGTTCTTTGCTGTCTCTACACTGGCGTCGACGAGTTTTTGACTGATTCCGCCGACCCCCATCCTGCCCGCTGCCAGCCCGGAGAATGTCCCCATAGCCGCAGTCATCGCCTCCCGGACACCGCCGAGAGCGCTTAAATCTGGAACATTCGGTCCGCCGGGACGTTTGCTCCTGGCTGCACCCTCCTTGGCCTCCTGTGTGGCGGCCTTCGATTCGGCGACAGCGTCCTGCCACTGCTTGCGGGCTTTTGTGAGGTTCTCGGCGATCTGATCGAGCTGATTTGTGTGGGCTTGATCCAACTTGTCGCCGGCACGGATGTAGCCTTGGGCGATCTCTTCGAGGCGGTCTTCATGATCGCCCTGTGCGGCGCTTCGCATCTGCTGACGCCGCTGCTCGACGGCGGCATTCTGTGCGGCTAATTCCCTGGTGATCTCGGCGTTGTCACTTTTGAGGGCCTGGCTAAACTCCGCCATAAACGCTTGGTGGTTCCAGTCCTTATTGAAGATGCCCATGACCTTGCTGAAGGCCCGGCCCAGCGCACCTGCAACTCCATTGATCGCGCGTTTCCACCAGGAGACAAAGACATTCCACGCCTTGATCGCCGCCGAGGACGCCTCAATCATCCCGATGACGATGGCGTTCTTGACATATTCCCATGCCGCCAGTGCGCCGTAGAATGCGCCGTGTGCGATCTTGAGGAACCCGAACTTGAACTTTAGCCACATGCCCTGGATGGCGTGGATGCCCTTGGCCCATTCCATCTTCACAGTCAGCCAGGCGATCTTTGCCGCCAGACCCAGATCGCCCTTGGCGTATGCGTCTGCGATTGCCTGCCAGGCGGTGATAGCATCCGATTTGAGATCCCCGAATCGTTGCCCCAGCCAGGTCACGGCTTTTCCCGCCGTGCCGCTGCTGTAGACAAATGCGCCGGCCAGTGCAATCACCGCCCCGGTAACCAGGCCGACGGGTGAGAGCAGGGCCCCCAGTGTGGCGATCACCCCGGACATGACCGCAGAGAACATCTTACAGATCCCAAGCAGTCCGCCCATGGCGAAGGCAGCCAGCTTGATTGCCAGGCTGAGACCGACAAGCCCGGTCCCAACCCCGACCAATAACCCGGCCAAGGCGCCGATAATGACAACAAGGGCCTTGTGCTTATCAATCCACTCGGTCACATAGTTGGATATCGTCGCCATCAGGTCGGCAACGATGGACAGCGGTTTGGAGAGGGCGTTTCCGATGGCGATGGCGATCCCTTCCACGGCCGACCACATCCGGCGAAGCGCGCCCCCAAGGCCAGAGTCCATGATCCTGGCTGTACGGTCGGCGGTGCCCGCGGCCTCATCGATGGCATCATTTAGGCGGTCAAACTCGGCTGTGGTGAGCTTGCTTCCTCCGGCGACCGCCCGCATGCCGAAGACATCCTGCAGAAGCGCCAGCCGCTCTACGTCGGGCATGCCCTCGGTGGCTGCCCCCAAATCTCTGAGGATCGCGGCCATAGGCCGCATCTTGCCGGCCGCGTCGGCAACGGTGACGCCAACACCCTTGAGCCGCTTCTGGATCGTTGGATCGGCCATTCGCAGGAGGATGTTGCGGATGTTGGTGCCTGCCATCGAGGCCTTGATGCCGAAGTTGGCCAGCGCGCCAAATGCCTTGGCCGTCTCTTCAAGCGTCAGCCCATATTCTGCTGCGATAGGCGCGGCATATACCATGCCCTGGGCCAGATCATCCAAGGTCTGGGCGGAATTGTTGGCTGTGGCCGTGAGAACGTCGGCCACCCGCGTCATCTCGGAGGCATCCAGGCCGAAGGACCGCAGCGTATTGGCCGCATAGCCGGTAGCCTGGGCCAGGTCGGTGCCGGTTGCCCGGGCGAGGTTCAGGACCGGCGCTATTGCCGCCTGAATCTCATCCGGCGCAAAACCGGCCCGACCAAGCTCCAACATCGCCGAGGCCACCTGTGCGGCCGTAAACGACGTGGTCCGGCCCAGGAGCTTGGCTTGACCGGTCAACGCGTCAAACTGCTTGCCGGTCGCCCCCGTTACCGCCTTGACGGAGAGCATCACATCGTCAAAGCCCTGGAAGGTCCGAGTCGCCAGACCCATAGGGGCCAGGACCGCGCCGCCCAGAGAGGCGACGCGGAGTCCCAGCGCCTGGACGCGTCCGCCGAACTCGCGAAGCTGCCGCTCGGCGAGTTTCAGACCTCGGGCGAGCTTGCTTGCGTCGGCAAACAGTTCGACATAGGCCCGCCCGGCCCGGATGCCATGTGTGGATGAGGCCATGACTTACTCCGACAGACTATCCTACCTGAACGCTGGAAGGCTGTTTCAGATCGGTGATCAGCTTGTCCTTCCTGCGGTTGTCGGCAGCGGCACCGAGTCCTAATGCTCCGCCTAAGAGACCCACGCCGATGGGGATGAGCGAGACAGGGTTGAGCGTCCCTCCGGCGGCGCTGCTGGCAATCAGGCCGACGGTATCGACTATCTGGGCCCGAAACTCGTCCTGCCGGTCGAGGTCTTCGATCCCCGCATCCACGCGTCCATTGAAGGCTTTCACTTCCTCATTGTAGGCGGCCAATTCGGCGTCGATGGCCACGCGTTTTACAGCCAGGTCCTTTTGCACTATGCCAGCTTGACGCATAAACTCGGAGCGGTCGATCTTGGCCGCTGCGCTACCATCCGCGGGTGCGAACAAGGATGCCGTCGTCGACTGACAGCCTGCGATTCCAATGAAGGCAGCTAACATGACGGCAAACACCACAATCGAGAAGAATGTCCAGCGGTTGTGGTCCAGCCATTTGAGGGCACTGTGCAACAGGTCTGTTTTCATGAGCGGTCTCCTAAAAAGGCGTTTCGTAGAAGGTGCACGTTTTCCTGGGTGATCACGACACCCGCGTGCGACGATGTCTCTTTAAAGGGGTCAAAGTCCGAAGGTCGGAACGTGCGTGTCTTCCTGGGATCGCGATTGGCATTGGCCACCAGCGCCATGACGTGGGAGGTCCTGGCCCAGTTGTGTCGCTGGCGGCCTTCGGCCATCCACAGAAGCTCGCGCAGTGTCAGCGGTCCGGGGTCGACACCGACAATCCCGGCAAGTCGCCAGAGATCGCGCCACGGATCGTCGCATCGATGTCGATGGTCGCAATGTGGGTTTCCACGGCCGTCACCGCCGCCTCGATCATCCTGGCCTGCGTGGCGACCGCCCTGGCCCGGTCGCTGCGGCCGCGCTTCTGGAAAAAATCAATCAGTTCCTCGTAGAAGGCCCTCTGGGCCGAGAGGATTGCTTCGCCGCCCAAGGCTTGTCCGAACTGTTCGTCTGTGACGGCCTGTTGATCGGCCTGGGGCTTGATCAGGCAGTAGATCACGTCGCACAGCAAGATTTCGTCGGTTCCGAGTCTCGTCAGAAGCGGCGGATCGCCCGCTTCGGGTTCCAGGAGGTTGATGCCCAGCAGATCTCGGACCCGTTTGGCGGCATCGATGTTGAGGGTGATGTTCCAGGTCCTGCCTGCACTGTCTCCAAAACTTCTCATGAATTTCCTTTCAATTATGGAGCCACGAACCATTCGGTGAAGCTGGCCAGCTTGGCGGTGACGCTGACGGTGACCGCCTCTTCCAGGGCCTCGTTTCGGCTGAAGTTGGTGATGGACCAGTCGCCGGCGGGGCCTTCGCTTCCGGCCGTCGCCTTGTCGCCGGTCAATACCGCCAAGGCAATCGTGGCCGCGGTCAGGAACGCCGTTTTGATCGCCTGAAACTGCGTATCACCAGGCTTCCAGATCATCTCGAATTCACAGGTGCATTCACGAAGGGTGGGAGCGGTTGCCCGCCAGCCACTGTTTGCGCGGGTGGTTACATCCGCCTCGCCCGCTTCGAGGTTCAACGTCACGTCCTTGACGTTGCCGTTTTCGGTCATGTCGGCCACTGCAACACCGGCGGCTCCCTGGTAGAGCTTGGCGTTCATGCCGAGTATAAATTCTGCCATCGCGTGTTCTCCTGTCTTTCCGGTTACTTGACGGAATCCTGCCACATCCCCCCCCGCTGGAGCAGCTTGGGTTCTTCCTGCTTAAAGGCTGGTCCCATGAAGGGGCGTGCCTGAATGCTGACGCGTTTCTTTCGCTTGCCGACTTCGACGGTAGTCGCACCCCCGTGCTCGAGTGTCTTCGGGGCATCGGTATTCTTGGCGTTGAGCGCCGCCGGCCCGATGACGACCGACCGCTTCGCCGTGTCGTAGCCGAAGAAGATGAACTTCTTGAGCAGCCCGGTTTGGCTGTATGGAGGACGGCCGGGCCGCGAACTTTTGCGCCGAAAGTCCGTCCGCTCCTTGCCACGCGATTTCCGGGTAAGATAGGGGGCCTTTTTGATGCTGCTGCGGGCAGCGGTCATCACGAATGCCCCGAACCTGCCGAGCACCTTCCGTGTGGCCGAATCGACCGCCGACACGACTTTGGCGCGGTCGAAGAACATGCTCTTAGCCTTGTTGAACTTAAGGCCGATCATGTCAGTCCGTCTGTCCCTCTTTCAGGTTGCGCAGCTTGTCTCTTGCCTCCGTGAAACAGTCGGTCTTGTGATAGTGCTTGACCTCTCCGTTCTCCACCACGGCGCTGACCTCGTTGGGGTCGGTGATTTCCTGATCGCACTTGTCGCAGATCACTTTGATCATCTCAGAAACCTTTTAGATGCATCGCCTGGAACACGGGGTGCAGGGCGATTCGGTACTGGGGGTTCATTTGCTGAAGTGATTCCAGGGCGCAGCGGCATTCGCATTTTCCGTCGACAGAGTTCCACCTGATCTTCTTGACGATCTCGGACTTAAACAGCACCGCCGCCATCTGGACGTGGTCTGCCAGAGGGTCCACCCGGATGGCCGCTCCCACAGTATTTGAGTCCTCGTCCATCATCTGCTTTAGACCAAGGGTGCAATGGGCAGGCAGCAGGACGTCGCTGTCGATGAAGAACAGGTACTCGGATTCAACCGCCTGGCAGAGCTTGTAGCGCACGTAAGGAATGTTCTTGTCCCGGCCGCCTAAGAGCCGCTGGACGGATTCGACGTGTATATCCACCTTGCCAAACCATCCGTTGTCGATAGCCGCCCGCAGCATCTCGACCGTACCATCCTTGCTGCCGTTGTCCATGATGAGGATCTTCGGCGTCACATCCTGCATGAGACACCTCTGCAGGACCGTCATGAGAGTAGCGGCGCTGTTGTACGTCGGGATGGCAAACGTGACATCGAGCATCAGTCTTTCCTTATGAAGATGAGTTCGTAATAGGGCGGCAGGTGGCCGGTTGATGTATCTGCTATAGAGCCAACCGGATGGTTATGGCACGACGGCGACACATAGACCGAACAGCCCATATCCACCATGATAGACCCGCCGGACGGTGAACTGGTGGAGCCGGTATGACAATGGCTGTGGGATGCCTGGCCGCCGGAGCCCCCTGAAGCGGCGGCTCCCCGCACAAAGCGGTTCCGCAGGTCGGGCGTTCCGTTTGCGCCGTCGCAGACGCTCCAGCCGGCGGGGACGTCCGCCAGGAGTCCGGACCACATGATGATCATGCCGGGTCTGAAGATGTCGCCACGATGCGGCACTACCAGCTCCCTCCGATCACGGTGATGGCATCGCCGACGGCGTCCTTGACCTGGATGTCCGCCAGATTGACGCTAATGAAGGTGTGCCACTCGCCGGGAACCAGCGGAACCTGGTTGCCGGTGTCTCCCAAGAGAATGACGTTGGCGGCGTTGGAGGGCAGCGCTGTCAACGTCACCGTCCCGATGACATTCTCGGTGGCCACCGGTTCGAATTGCGCGGTTAAGTCGATTCTGCGTGCGATGATATTGTTCATTTCATCAACCGATAGGTGATGGTTAACAGACTCAAAAACGTGCGGGTCTCGGCCAGGTGCTGCGGCGAATAAATAGGATCGTTCTGACAACCCACCCAGACGGCCTCCGGCTTGTCGGTCAGTTTGCGTTTAGCCAGCAAATCCGCAATCTCCTCGACAAGCGCCATCAGCGGCGGCAACTGGACGTCAATATCACCTGAGAGCTTCTTCTGGACACCCACATCCACCTGATAATCAGACTGCCGTGCAACGCGGCTGGCATTGGTTGATTCGATGGCCTTGGGAACCACTGTGACCTGCAGGTTTGTCAACTCCTTCAGTTCGAAGGAAGGCAACAGTCTGCGTTCGGCGGTAAACGGCATGCTGAAGGTCTGTTCGTTCAGTTCCGTTACTACCGCATCGGCCAAAAGGACACTCTCAGACATCACACGCCCCGTATCAGTTGAAAGACCAGACTGACGGCTCCGGTCACCGTCGATGCGGCAATGAGCCACAGGAGCCGGCTGCGAATCCCCTCGGCCCTCTCGAGGCGGTCGATGCGGACCTTGAGACCTGGCTCTCCGTTGCCTCGGATGGCCTCATCGAGCCGGTCGAGCTTGTCGTTGATCTGGCCAAACTCATCCTTGCACACCTGCTCGTATTGCTCGCTGTTGGGACACATTGCCTACTCCGTATTGATCTGCCGTGTGTGAATGCGAAACGTGCGGCCGTATGGGTCGCTGTATTGCCAGTGGCCGATGCCGCCAAGCGCCATCACCTCAAAGACCTCTGTCGCGGCGTTGCGCTCTATGCGAATCTGATCACCGGTCCGAGGTAATGCCGGACCACCTGAAAGAGTCAACTCGTCGGTGCCGATCAAAAAGTCCATCACCTCGGCCTTGACTCGCAGGCCGTACTCATCCTCGACCTCACAGCGGGTTCGGCCGAGGGTGGCGTTGACGGTGATCTGTTCTGCCCCCCGCGAATAGATAACCGGCTGGGCCATGAAGGCTTTCCGTTTGGCCTGCAGCCAGTCGGAACCCGCCTGCAGAAGGTCGGCCACTACTGGCTAAGCCTCACGCGAACGATTGCCTCCGCGTTGCCGGCGGCCCGGACGCACTTGCCGATATATTTGTTCGCACCGGCCTCACTGTCCGTTTTTGCCATGCCCTCGGCCGCATCCCAGTAGACTTCGAGGCCGAATCCTATGGTGCTGCTGCCATCGTCGGGCTTGGGGAAATCACATACGCCCTCGACCAGCAATGCGCCGAGTTGGTAGGCGGGGATGTCACTTTGGGCAACACCTACCAATTCGCCCTGGACGATCACATCCCCGGCCTTGACGTCCACTGCGGATATGTAATCGATGGATTTGCCTTCGTGAATAAATCGTGCTTGCATAGAATCTCTCCTGCTGATAAGATAGGTCTCCATTTTTAACGTTTTTTAAGGAGATCCTTATGACCAAACTTTTGACTGACCCAGGAAGATCCTCGTGATTTGAGGACGCCGTCCTGCCTGGGAGTTTGGCAGCCGTAGATAGCGGTTAAAAATGCTGTAGTTCAGGATAGCGGTAAGACGAATCTCCATGCTATCTACGGTTTTATGCCTCACCTTTCATCCGGACCGCCCCGCGGTGATCTTGTTCACGCACACCGAAATCGATGTACCCGCGGAACTGAATGCCCAGGGTGTTGAAGTCGGCGTCGGTCTTTTCCACGGTGGGACGATCCACGCCGTTGAGGAAGGCCACTTCGATTGCGCTCAACCGATTGGGATCGGCGAACAGGTACCATGCCTTCGTGCTGTAGCCGCCGACCAGGGCATTCGTCAAATATGCGCTGCTGACGACATCGAACTTGCCCGTGTGGGGATTGCTTCGGGGCCTGGCCTTGTTGGCCGTGGTTGTCTCGTTGAGTTCCGTCGACTTCATTAACTGCTGGGCAACCACCTTCAAGGCCACCGGGACCAGGAGGATGGCGGGTATAACCCCGACGGGCCGGCCGTTGGGCTTGGTCTGCTCGGAGAACAGTATCTCAGCCTTCGTCAGGCCGTCGATATCCAGAATGGTGTCTGCACCTTCCAGATAATTCTTGTTGGCGGCGCTGAAGAAGTTGTTCGGATTACTTAAGAGGAGTTCCCACACCGCGTCGGCAATCGCCTCGGCTGCGCCCATGCCGATCTGACGTGGGATGTCGGCGAATGCGCCCATGTCGTCGTTGATGATCATTTGACGGGTGAGGGCGAACATGATCCCGTGGGTGTCGGCCTTCTGGCCGAACTTCATCTCGTCGAGCTTTCCGTGCTTGAGTTCCCCGTCGGGCCCGACCTGCTGGAACTTGAAACTGCCGGTCATCCGGTAGCGGGTATGTTCTTTAAAATCGTTGACCGAGGCGATCTTGCAGATCCGCCGCCAGGCGTCCTCGATATAGTTGTAGCCTTCCAGGAGCATCTTGTTGGCGACATTGGAGAGGATGCCCGGCAGAGATGTGGTGCTAAACGCCGCAGCCAGCCATCCGGAGGCGTCCCGACGAAAACGCGGCAATTGCGCCCCACAGGCCAGTTCGCAGAATTCCTGGATACCCACACCGCGGAGCTTATCTGCTGCATCCAGGGTCTGCTCCTTGTACATCCCCTCCAAACGATTCTGGACGATGCCGGCGGCCATAAGCGCCACCGCCTCGAAGACCTCCGGCGTGTGGCTGTTGCGGACGACGTGGACCGCGGGGGCCTTCGGTCGGCATGCCCGCAGGACCTCCAGTTCGCAGCGCGTCGCATCCCATCCTTCCTCGATGGCCTTGGCCTCGATGTCGGCGTGCTTGCTGTCGCAGATGTTGCGGATTGCGTTGATTCGCCGGGTCTCGTCGACCACCTTCTTTCGCATTTCGACGACCGGATCGGACTCGACGGTGGCCCCGGCCTCGACCGAGCCATGTTCCTCTTCTGCGATCTGTGTGGGGGGGTCGGTCTCCGTTTGCTTGGCCGCCACTTTGGCAGAGGTGTTTGCGTCTGCGCCGTTATCCACGAAACTGATCTCCTTCAAAACAGATTTTCGAACTACGTACAAAGGACCGTCAAAGGTCCTGCCGTTGACATGCACTTGGCTGCCGTTGGGAACGAATTCGACTGCCTTGACGTCGGCACCAATACTGGCCTGCCAGGGAAACCCCCGCTGGCCGCTCTTGGCCACGTCGCGGGCCCAGCTGGTATCGCGACTGACGAGCCCTTCGGCGACGACCCGGCCGTTGTCGATGACCACGCGGCTGGTATGTCCCACGCCCTGACGCGGATGATGATCCAGGCGCACGGGGATGTTTTGACGTTCGATTGCCAGGCCTTCCAGATCCACCACGACCGGGTGGGCGAATCCTTCGATCCGCATGACGCCGCCGGTATAGGCCACCATCGAAAAGCTGGGTGTGGCCTTCTCATCCTGGGCGGCCTCAATCGTCAGGGGGCACTCAAAGCGAATACTTCCGGGCAGATCATTGGTCCTGGTCATCGTCGTTCTCCGTCTCTTCAATGTTTGCAGTCTGTGATTGGTCCAGCCCCAACTCGATCATGAGCTTCTGCTCTTTGGCCCGCTGCTGCAGTTCCGACTCCCAGTCCTTGCCCTGGCGGGCATATTCGGCAGCTAAGGTTGTGGTATTGGATTTAAGTCGGGTCGCCTGGGCATTGGCCTCTTTGGCCGGGTCGACGTGTTCGGAACCGTCGAAGAACCACTGGTGGGGCAGTTCGCTCAGAGTCCGCAGGGCCCCAAATTCCGTGGATAACATTGCCTCGTAGACCCACGCGGCTAATATCTTGTCGAGCACGGCTGCGGCCATGTCCGCCTGCTCGACGCGGATGCTTCGGTTATAGGTTTGGTGATCCAGACGACCGCTGGCATAATTGTAGCCCGAGGAGTTGCACGCGGCGATGTTGTAGGGCAGGTTCAGGCAGCGAGCGATCTCATTAAGTATCTCCCGCTTAAATTCGCTGTAACTCGTGGCGGGCTGCTCAGCCTTAATCTGGCCAAGCTTCCAACCGTCGGGCAGGACCGTCGCCATCCGTTTCTCCAGCTCGACGACGTCCATCGGCTCGACCGACGCCGCCTCGCCATTGGCCGGGGCATCTGTAAACAAGACCGCCGCAAAATCTGCCGCGGTTTCCGCCGCTCCCAGGACCGCTAACGTGTACCGCCGCAGTTGAGCAAACAACGCCAGCGCTGGGGTGATCTCCGAAATGCCCCGATGCTGGCCGGGCCGGTCCGCACGGAACCAATGTATGATCGAATCGGCGTCCAGGACATCGAAGTCGTTAACCGTCGCTCGCAGGTCACCCGGATGGTAACGCAGGACATAATAGCGTAGAGGATTGCCCCAGGCATCCAGTTCGATGCCATCGACGGCGCGATCATCCAGCAGCTTCAATTGCGGTGTCGTGACCCGGTCGGCCTCGACCAAATGGAGGTCCAGGGTTACGGGGCCGGCAAGCAGCGGATTGGCTGTCAGAATCCCGAACGCCTCGCCATCGGTTGCCTTGGCCATCCGCATCGTGCGAAGCTTGGCGGCCAGCGA